GTCTGCCACTCCATGACGCGGTGGCACCAGTTGGGGTGACCGGCGATGAACTCGGTGGTGGTCTTTTTGCTGCTGACGCGGGTGGTGGACTCGTAGTCCATGTTGTTGCTCTCAAACACGTTGAAGCCCGCAATGCGGCCAACAACGCCCTGCTGCACCATCTCCTGAGACAGGTCGCCCTGCTTGATGAAGTGCTCGTCCAGCATCAGCACCTCCAGATACTCCGGGGACGCGATGAGGAAGCGGCCCTCGTTGGGTACGCCCTTGCGGCCCAGCACCCGCTTGGCTTCCAGTGCCAGCTTGTAGGCGTTGGCCTCGGTGGCGGCGGTCTTGGTGGCGCTGATGGTGGCACCGGCTGCGCTTTCCAGCGCGTCGATGGACTTCTTGTCGATGGACAGCGCCAGAGAGTAACCGGCACTATCCAGACGCTCTGCCACAATGTCATCGGGCACGCTGTCGGCATCGTAGCCGTCGATCAGCTCGTTGACTGCCTCGTCGTGGTCGATGTTCAGATCCAGATAGGTGGTGGTGCCCACATCGGCAGCAACGCCGTTGGCCTTGTCGTACTCCTTGACGGCCACCTCGGTATCGCGCACCGGGATCTTGACCTTGCCGGAAGTGGGGTCGCCCTCGTAGCGGCTGTTGAAGATGAGATTGTCGCGGGTCACCAGCGTGTTACGCAGCTTTACGTCCACATAGGATGCCCAACGCTCCTGATTTGCATGTGCCATAAAAATACCTCGCTTTCTCCGTGCTGCTGCACGGGTCAGATTTTCAGATTCGGGTTCAGTTTGCTGAAGGCAGCCAGAACGCCGTCCGGCTGGCTGGGGATATGGTTTGGAGTACCGCCATCCCGGACGTTGGGATACCCGGCAGGCTGGGTGTCGCCGAACGCCCACGGGTTCGCCTTGACTGCGTCCTCCAGCGCCTTGTTGATGTCGGTGGTGCGGTCTTTAGAGCCCTTCAGGGCATCCAGATCCAGCAAAGCGCGCACTGCATCCACGCTGCGGCCCTTCTTGCCGAGGATGGCGGTGTTCAGGGCACTGTCAAAGGCAAAGCCATCGGCCTGCGCCTGCATATCCGCCTTCAGCTTGGTCACCTGCGCCTGCAGCCCGGCAACGTCCACACCGTCAAAGGCCTTCAGGCCGTCCTGTGCGGTCTTGAGCTGTGCCTGTGCACTGTTCAGCTGGGTCTGCAGGGCTGCGGCTGCGTTTTTCTCCCGGGTGATATCGCTGCCGTTCTCCTGCATGAGCCAGTTCAGCTGCTCCTCGGTAATGCCGGGGATCTTGTTCTTTACGTCTTCGCGTTTCATGGTGGAAACTCCTTTCTGTGGGTAAAACCTCGGTTTGGTGACGCAGTTCTCCGTCTGCGTCCGGTTGTGGGCAGGGTACGCACTGCCCGCTGCGATGGTGCCATTTGCCGGAATCGAACCGGCGGCCTGCTGCTTACAAGGCAGCTGCTCTGACCAATATGAGCTAAAACAGCATGAAAAAAGCGCCCCTGCCCGGGTGGGCAAAGACGCTTGCGGTATTTGGTTGTTACTGCCCCATTTCTTCGTAGACAGGGCACTTGAGACAAATCTTGTGGGCTTTATCCCAACTGCAAGGTGGTTTATCATCACCGGTTAGGCAAAGGCTGTCGTTCCCAATATTAGAGACATCGAAGCATAAGCCGCAGTCGATTTTTCGGTTGTAGATGGGACAAAACCATTCTTCAAGTTTTACATCGTCGTTAATGCGGAATTCCATGCTTCTTAACCACCTCCATCAACTTTTTACCGCCATCATCCAATGGGCCAAGAGTGGAAATAACACCGTTAGATCGGACGGCAACAAAACCCTGCTCAGAATAATAAACTATCTGACCACCGTTCCATTGCGAAAGCGCAACCTTCGAAGCCGAAATGATTTTGTCACAATCCGTCAAAGTCATTTTGCGCTCTATCATGCGTTGGAAAACATGGTCACGATCAACTATAAGTTCATTCGGGGCAGAGGGTGATTCAATCAGTTTGCCGGTTGATTTTATTGTACCATTATCACGCAGCTGCTGCAACTCTTTGTTTGCTGCATCAAAACGTGTCTGTTTCTGTACAATATAGCTTGCCCTGCCCGCCTCGCTCCTGCCGAACTTCGGCACGCTGGTGCGTGCACTGTCCACTCTGCCGCCGGTGTCCTTTGCCAACTGTGCAAGACTCTGGCGGGCAGCTTTCAGGCGCACAGCGCTGTCGGTGGTGTCCAGCCCGGCGGCATCCTCGGCAAGGTAGCGCTTTTTACAGCGGCGGACGTTCCGCTCCCGGGCACGTTGCATCTGGCTGATCTCATAGGCGGTGTACTTTTTGCCGTTGTACTCGATATCCCGGGCGTTGAGCTTCCGCAAGCTTTCCTCTGTCCATGTGGGCGGAGCGCCAAGGTCTGGGTAGCACGGCCAGAAGCTGTGACGGCAGTTCCAGCCGCAAAGCCCTGCGCCGGTACCGTAGCCGGTGGTTTCTTCAAAGTCCGGGTAGTGCCGGCCGGTGTAGGTCCCCGGTC